CCATAAAAAATTACCTGTTTTAAGCTGCTATATCAGTCCAATTCGTTGTTGATGGTGTCTGATTTGTCCAAGTTGTTGTAGCTGGGGTTTGATTCGTATAAGTCGTAGTCGCTACAGTCTGGTCATTCCATTTTAAGCCACCTTCCGCCGAAAATCCACTTAATTCTGCTATGGTTGATGCTCCGCCATGTGTTTTATTTGCATTGGCACTAAATGCACTTGTCTGTGCAATCGTTGCAAAACCAGCCAATGAGAATACTGGAACACCACTCATACCAGAAGTTTGCGCCAGGGTTGCAGAGCCTAAATGGATTAGAACACAATCAGCACTAAACCCACTTGTCTGAGCTAGGGTTGCTGATCCGTCTTTTACTATTTCTCCAGCACTTGTCATACCAGAGGTTTGAGCAATCGTTGATGCTCCTAAATGTAAGATACCACCTGTAGCAGTAAAGCTAGAGGTTTGCGCTATGGTAGCTGATGCCAGGTCAATTAATTGTGCTGATGCACTAAAGCCTGATGTTTGTGCTGATGTGGCTGAACCAAGAGATACAATTTGACCTGCTGCGCTAAACCCACTTGTTTGTGCAGATGTTGATTGGCCAAGTAATACTAAAGTACCAGTAGAAGTAAATGCGCTGGTTTGTGCTGATGTTGCAGACGCACTAAGAAGAACGCTAGATGAGGCTGTTACACCTGATGTTTGAGCTATTGTTGCGGATGCAGTTTCGTATTGAGGATTGCCATATGCAGCTATCCCGTAGTTATAAGCACCATAGCCTACTGAGGCCATGTTATTAAGCTAAAGTTACGTCTAGTTCACCAGCATTGAATCTGAAAACATCACCACTTGTTACTGCTTTTGATGTTGTCAAAGCAGCCCAAGCCATTAAGTTTCCACTTGATGATGCGTCAAAAATTCCAACATGAGTTACAGTTCCCCAAGATCCAGTAGCAGTTACAAATTCTACTGCTGCGCCATTGGTTGCTGTTGTTGGAGAAGTTCCTGATACAGTCATTGCTGCCATGCTTTTACGAGCATAAGAACCGCCAGAACACTCTGTTCCACCGCCTGTATCTGAAGGTGCTGATGTATATAAACCAACATATAAAGTTGATGGTGCTGTATAAGCAGTACCACCAAATACATGATCTAAAACTTTATCTTCTAAATAATCACTAAATCCTGCCATTCTATTCTCCTAATTAATTGTTCGCCCAGTAATAAGTTCTTTTACCAGCTTTTCCGTAAGTTTTTCTTCTCTGCATTAAAGAGCCTTTTCCAAATGCAGCCTTCTCTTGTTCTAATCTTATTTCTTCCAATGCTTTTTCAAACTGATTGGTAAATAAAGGGATTCTGTCATCTTCCATTAAAAATATACTGGCGTGTTTTAATGCACCATATAAATAAACGTCTGGATGATCCGTTGAAACAAAGTTAGTTGCATTAGAATCACTTAACGCATTTATTTTAGCATAGTAAGTGAGCTGTAGGGTATAAGAACTGTCAGGAGTTGGTGCTAATTCNATTGANTCATCTACCATTGCATANTANANNGGTTGNCC